CAAATGTCATGTTAAGTACCGGACTGGTGCCGCCAGCCGATGGTGAGCCCATTGACTCACGCAGGCTTGCTGTGGGGCCCGCTGGCACGATGGTGCCGCTGGAGCCGGGCACAAACAACTCTGGGCCACGCTCGCCGACCATGTATGGGGTGTTGCCAGTGACAGGACCACCTACTGCACGACCAAGAATGCTTGGTCCTTGGAAAAAACTACCTTTAGTGCCAACGCCGCCGCCAAACGCTGCGGCTCCAAATGCAGATCCATCGGCTGCGCCACCTGCACCGCCTAGCGATCCACCGCCAAATAAGCCAGCGAGTGCCTTGGCTGCTGCGATTGCTAGGTACTGCGCGATCATCTGCTGGGCGGCCTTCATCAGGGCGTCGCCAACGCCTTTAAGGAAGTCGGAAAACACCTGCTGTGCAGTGGTTGTGCCAGCAACTAAATCCGCTACGCCTTGTGTCATTAATTGACTTATAGACTGACTAATGTCACCTACAAGTGGACCGTATTGTCGTGTTATTTCGTTTAGAGCTAGTTGCTTTTGTTCTAACGCATCAAGTACAGTTAATTGTTGCAATTGAGTAGTGTAAGTTTGTTCTTGTATTGTGAGTTTTTCCGTAGCTCTTGTAAGTTCATCTCCAGAAGAAGACATAATAAGTTCTTTAAGTTCCTTAAATTTATCTGCATACTGTTGTTGCAAATCTATTCTACGTTGCTGTTGAGTATTTTCTAATTCCAAAACTGCTTTTTGTCCTTCGCCCATACCAAAGCCAGCAATACCTATCTGAGCCGTTGTTATCTGGCGTGCAGTGCCTTGCACAGCAGCAGCAGCTTCACGATTAGTACGGTACATATCCATGCGAGCTGCTGATGTTGCTTGCTTTAATTGATTTTCTGTTATCTGTTTTTCAATACTTAGATTTTTTTCAAGTATCGAACGGCGCATTGCGTAAACAGCATTTATCTGATTTGCAGCATCGGGACGTTGTAATAGTTCAATTTCTTGTTCAATATTTAGTACGGTTCGCCTGACGTTAGCTTCTTTGCCTAATGAATCGTATTTGTCTTTTAAGGCTTGTATTCCACCTTTAGTTAATTCAGTTTCTTTATTTAATAAATTATTGTACTCCAATAACAAAGAATATCTTTCTTTACCTACTCCTAAACTTTTAATGGTTTCACTATTCTGGGCTTGCTGAAATTGTTGTGCAGCCTGAGCTTGAGCTAAATCAACTTGGCTATTTGCTACAGTACGTTGAGATTCAAGTTCTTTTATTTTGTTTTGATTTATGTCTTTTTGAGTTTTAGCACGTTCTTGTGCAATTTGTAGATTTATGGTTTCTAAATTATTTAGCGCCTGCTGGATGCCAATCTGCCCCTGAAGTGATGCCTTGCGTACATCGCTAGCAGTATTTTGTTCGCGTGCCAGTTGAACCTGCTGTTGCAGAATACCTACTTGCATACCAGCTTGAACCTGAGCCAGTGCAACTTGATTTCGCTGATCCAGTAACTGGAGGCGTTCTTTATCTAAGTCACGTGCTTTTGTTGTATAATCTACCTCAAGTTTTTTTATCTCCAATATTTTTTGTGTAGGAGTAAGTTTGCCATTTTCTGTATCACGTATAATTTTATTATATTCAGCTATTTTTTGTGCTTGTAAACTTTGAGCTTTTGTAGTTATATATACTTTATCATTTAATGTGGCATTTTGAATGCTAACAGCATAAGTTGCTTTGGCTATAGTAAGTTGATCTTGTAATTCTTTTGTTTTTTCTGTCGCTGTTTTTGTTTCGGGAGTTTCTTTTGGGGATACAGCTGCGCCGAGTCTTTGTAAACCCGCCGATGCAAATGCGCCTGCAGCTGCTCCTGCAACCGAACCGCCAGCTATAGTTGCTCCTAACTGAGCAGCCAATTTAGGTAAATTTGCAGTTACACTTAAAGTAAATGTTTGAAATTTACGCCCGACATAATCCCAAACATCCCCAAAAGCTTTTAGATCTTTTGTTGCGTTAGGTCCTATGGCGTCTCCTAGTTCGCGCTGCGCTAAAGCTGCCGCTTTTGCTGTTTGACCGCTTTCTTGTAAATTCTGTATTAATTTCTTTGTTTCTGGGTTTACATACCCAAGTTTTTCTGTAAGATACCCGACAGCATCACCGCCTTCGCGCATACTACGGGAGAAGTCGGCTGCTGCTTTTGCTGCTTCGTCTAATTTCTGCCCAATAGCGCCGCCTAAGATTTGACCGCCGAAACCGCTACCTATAAACGAACCAGCTAAAGACCCCGCCAGTGACGCAGGCCCCGCACCAAACATGAGCGGGAACCCGACGCCTAGCGCTAGGGATTCCATTCTGTTTGCATCGCCTACGGCTCCCATGCCCTTACCAGGGCCGGACTTACCTTGGCCAGGTGGGGTTTTGTTGCTAGCGGCCTCGGTTGCTGCTATAGCCTTTTTAAGCTGAAGCTCGCGGCGAAGACTATTTAGTATGTCATCAACAGTTTTTAATTGCTGTTTATCTAAACCCAGTCCTTGTTCGTTTAGGTGATTTATTACTTGTTGAATACGTTGTTGGGCTGCATCAACATCCAAACCTTTTGCTTTTGCGGTTAAGATTCCTTGTTCGAGTATTTGTGAAGAGTTGATTAAATGCGCTACCCGTGTTCTGTTTGCAACTTCTTGAGTAAGAGCTGCGTTTACTGCTGTGCTTTCGGCTGCCTTTGCCGCTGGCGACCCACCTACTAATTCTCCCCCCGGCATTTTACCTGTTACAGGTAAAAAGGAAGTGCCTAAAGCGCCAAATACTTGAGGTTTTGCAGCTCCAGCTGGGCTAGCCTGTCTAGTTCTAGTTAGTCGTTCTAATTGCCTTTGTTGACGCTCTTCTTCCCTTAGTTGTTGCTGCCCTAGAGCTACAGCAGCGCTAGTACGAGCCCTTTCGGCTTTTGCTTCTTCTTCTATTGCTTGTATTTTTTGTTTGTTTAGAGCTACCGCAGCACTGGTGCCTTTTCTTAGTTCTGCTGCTTCTTGCTCTAGTGCTCGTAATTTTTGTTGCCCTAAAGCAACAGCAGCGTCTGTTGCCTTTCTATTCGCCTCCGCTTCTGCCGCTTTTGCTGCCGGAGACCCAGGTACTAGCGTCCCTCCTGCACGCCTACCTGAAATTGGTTCTGCCGCTCCAGCTACCATAGAACTGGGGCGCATTAAAGCTTGTTTATCTTTGTTTATACGTTCGTAGTAAATTCTTTGACCCTTTAACTCGGTCGTCATTCGTGTAGCTAGTTGCAAATCGCCTTCGAGAAGAGCTTGGTGAGCTTGAGTCAGGCGATTTTGTAATTCCTGTTGCTGTGTCTCGTTTATGCTTGATTGTGCGATTTGCTGCCCAGTTACAAGTTGTTTGTACTGTAAACTTTCTATTTTACTGTAGTAGGCGGATTGAGCTTTTATACCTTGTAGAGTTGTTGGTATAGCTCCGGTCGGCCCCATTTGTACTGGGGTGTGCGTTGCCATTTGGGGCAATTTAGACGTTTGCCCTTCTAAGCGAATATTTTGGAGTAAAGCTTGACGCTGGGCAATTAAATTTTCCGTACTTTTAAACATAGGCGTTCCTATGTCAATATTCTCTAGTGCTGTTTCTAGCACTCTGATTTGTTCGGTTATACCAGCAATAGTTGGTATGGTTTTCTTAGCAATGGCATAAACTTCTTCTAATCCACTGCTCTGCATGGTGCCTCTAGCACCGGCTTTTGATGTAGGTCCTGTATAAATTTGCCGTAATACCTGGAGGCGTTCTTGCTCGGCCTGAATTAGTTTTCTTGAAGCTCGCTCACCAGCTATGATTGAGTTGTTAAATTCATCGCTACCGACTTTAGCGTTTGAAGTGATTCGCTTAAAAGTACTGAGCTGACTGTTTAAACCCGCTATTGACGTAGAAAATTGAGCGCCAGCCTTAGTTGGAGCTGCGTATGCTTTGACTAAATCAGATAACTCTTTTTGTACTTTTTGACCTTCTTCGTCAATTCTTCGGTCAAAAAGTGTGCGTGGGGGTTTAATACCATTTATTAAACGTTGTAAAGTTGCTACATTATCGTTGACCTTCTTTAGCTCATCACCGCCGTTTACTTTAAGATCAATTACAGCGGTGTAACTGGACACGTTCCATCACTAGACTGAATCCAGTCTAGCGGCGCTTTGCCTTACGCATCGCTTCGTCCTGTTGGTCGTTCAGGATCTCGAAGAAGACGCTCCAGAGCAGGATTTCTTCGTCGGTCATGCGGTGGCGTAGCTCGGATAAGGTCAGCCCCAGCTCCTTACAGATGTGGAGCTGGAGCATGAGCCAGTTATCGGACTTAAGCTGCGCCTTCAGCTCTTTGGGTCGATTTCGTCGCCGTCGTTAGACAGAATTGCCAACATCAGAGCTTGGAGGTCGGCATCGCGTACTTCGTTTTTGAGTACGTCAACCTCACCAGGGGCAAACAGTCTTGTGCCGTTTTCGTCCAGGGCCTTTTGAACTAAGAGCTGGAGAGCAAAAGCGTTGGCGTCGTCACTTTTGGCAGCCTTCTGGGCGCGTTCGCGTTCGGCGGCAACCAAGGGGGTGCGCCACAGCTCAAATGTGCTGCCGTCGCTAAGCTCGACAACTTTCTTGGCGGGAGTCAGGTTGGCCGCCTTTCGCAGGCGGTCGATGGCGCGATTACTGGGCACCGAGGCCATGAGATTGAAACATCTTACTTCTGTACTGTAGCACTAAAAAAGCCCCAGCAATTGCCGGGGCTGTTGTTATCTACCAGAATCAGGCGGTGGTGGAGAGGTCGAAGCTCACCGAACCGCTGGGGCGGAAGTTGATGCTCACCGATTGAGCGTCGTCGGGGTTGATTGTCATGTTTGCGCTAGTTAGAATCGCATCCATGGAGATCGAGCGAGACAGGGTTTCGCTAACCGTGCCGCTGCTAATAACGCGGTCGATATACAGTTTGAAGGCTGCGCCGACCTGCTGGCGTTGAAGAACGTCCTCAATCATCCTGTTGGACATAGCGGCGTCTTCGTCGGTCATGTAAACCGTCGCAGACCCGGTGCCGTCAGCAAAACCTGCAATGTAATTGCGGAATGGTGCGTACTGACCAGCAGATTGACCGATGGTGGTTACGTCGATTTCGCTACGGGAGATTTCAAAACTCCAGTCGCGCACCTGGCCCACAACTGCATAATCGGCGTAGTAAACCATGAACTCGTTGGGTGCGGCCAGAGTACCGTCGTCGGTGATGGGCAAGATTGTGCCACCTGAAGCAGTAGATACGGTGAGTGCGCCGCTGGCTGCCGTGTAGGTTAGTACGTAATACGTAGTGCCGACAGTAATGCCGGAAGGAGCAGCATTGCTACCACTGGGAGTGACTGTCTCGCCAGTGTTGGGGTTGTAGATGCGGAACTTGACCGGATCGCCAGCCTTGAAGTTCAGGTAAGGCTCGACGGTAATAACGTCAGTGCCGGCGTTTACACCGGCTTCACCAAAGGTGCCGATGGTGCCTGCAGGCTTGTAGTAGAGGGCTCCGGCGGTGCCGGACAAAGCGGTAGCGGTCATGGAAACGGGGGCAACGGTTTGCGGGCGCAGCCCGACT